TTCTTCTTGTTGTTCTTCGAATCCTAAGAAAGTTACAGATGACTCAGTATCAATCTCTAATAATTCATTGTTAAATTTACAATTTTCAAATACAACTCCGTCTTTACCCAATCTTGATTTGGTAATCGCTATCGTTGCTAAATTCATCTCTTTTTGTTGTAGAGTTTTAGCGATAGAAATAATTACGTGACCTACTTGAGCTTTTTTGATTGACCCTCCCATTTGGTCGGTAGTTACAACCTCAGATGAAATCGAAGACCTGTTACCTTGTGTTGCAGTCCATCCTACTAAACTAAGTTCATGACACATTGCCTCGAACTGCCTCATTACCGAACCTTCACTTTTCCATTCATCTTTGTTTGGATTTTCAGGGAGAACACAATCAATATAATCTAACATAATCAAATCGATTTTGATTCCATCCGCAATCATCTTCCTAACCTGATTCTTAATTTGTAACATCGTCATAGTATCTGATGGTAACTTTCTAAGAACAAGTCTATTCTGCATTGTTTCTTTTATTTCATGGATTTTATCCATTACTTTATCCTTATGTAAAACTAAGTTATCTGGTTCTATACCTGTCCAAAGTGTGAAATGTTTCCTTTGGATAATTTTGGGATTGTCTTCGAAAAATACTTGAAGTACGTTGTATCCATGATTGAATGCAGTATTTGCTATCTTGGTTAGGATTGTTGTTTTACCAACACCTGTTGGAGCCAGTATGACACCAATCTCACCTTTAGCTAGTCCACCCTTCAGGAGTCGGTCGATACCTGGTATACCCATCGGTATCGGATGTCTAAAGTCTTCATCAAGTACGGTTTCCAAATCGGAGAACACATCAGACATTCCATCAGAGGTTTGTCCAACTTGAAGAGCGTCTCTTACCAAAGTTTCAACTTTATCATAAGACTCGAAATCACCTTCGTTGATGATTTTTTGAGCCTTCTCCATCGCCTTCTGTAATTCCTGTTGTTTACAGAACTTTAATCCTTTTTCTTGAACAAAGGTTACTCCCTCAAAAGGTGCCGACTTTATTTGTTTTAGTGTATCCAAAACAATTTTAGCAACCAACTCTTGTTGAATCTCTGATTTAACAATTTGTTCTATTGTCTCGAAGGCGGGTGTGGACTCGTATTTTGCGTAATACTCTTTAATCATCTGTACGATGATTTTGAAGTATTTGTTATCGAAGTAAGAACTTTCTAAAACATCCATAATAGTGGATGAGAATGTCTTATCAAGGATAATCTGATTGATAAGTTGTAACTGAAATGTATTACCGAGGTAATCGAAATTTTTCATAGTAGAACTGAGCCCCTCTATTAATTAAATACTTACTTTGCTAAGTCGTATTCTAGATATTTGAAAGATAATTTGGTTTCTGAAAAAATGTCAGTGAGAGTTTTCAAAATTTCTTTCAAGTATGGTCTGACATCCACTGTATAACGAACTTTTGGTGGGAACATTTTTCCGTCAAAAATTCTATGACAAATTGTCTGGTCATTGAATTTAACATAAAGGTTAAAATACTCGGGTCCGTCAGTGAAAGATGTTTCCATAACTGATGGGTCATGGATGATTGACTCTTTGTTATCCATCATGTAGATAACTGTCTTCATTTTTAAGTCATACTTCAGTGTATCCGCAGTTCTCTTCATAAAGTCATACAACTCTAATGAATTTTTTGCCTTCGGATTAAATCCTTTGACGTTAAAAAATCTTTGGACAACAATGTTGTCATTCAAGGTTAATAGGAATTCTAATTTAGTAATTTCCTGTTCTCTGTTCATTTTTTGTTTTTTTGGTTATTAAATTTTTCTTTTTTCTTTTCTAATCAATTTCATAAATGGTTTAACAAAGTTGACCCAAGCCTCGTCATTTTTAGGTAGAAACTTGAATAGTCCGTCAGCGACCATCATCTTCATTAAATTTTTGTATCCCCTGTTTTCAGGGTCAAAAACATCATTGTAAATTTGTTCGACAATTTGTTTTCCTTCATCGGAAATTAAAGGTTGTTGTAAATCAACAAGTTTTTGGTTAGTAATAAAGTATTCTTCTCCAAGTATACCTCTTTTTGTTGTTCCCGTCAATAGGTTGCTAATCAATTTCACCTTGGACTTTTGCTCGATTTCTCGTGCATTATTGATTATTTCATCTATAGTGCATGGTTTATCAATCATCTGAGGAAAAAATTTCATCATACTTTTTTCACCAAAAAGTTTTATTCCGTCTATGTTGTCTGATTTGTCGCCAGTTAATACTTTATATACCATAACATTTTGATGTGGTATCTCTATTGAACCCATCTTTATTTTATCACCGTACTTGTAATATCTTTTTTGAACTGGCGAATAAATAGTAACTTTCTTAGATATAAGTTGCGTTAAGTCTTTATCTGCAGAAAATATAATAACTTGTTCTTCCTTACATATTTGTGTATAGTAAGCAATTAAGTCGTCTGCCTCATTACCAAACATTTCAACTTGTCTAACAAAAACTTCTTCAAGATATTCTTTTACTCTTTGTTTTTGCTGGAGGTAGGATTCATACTTGAAATCCATCATAGATTGTCTACGGTTTGCCTTGTATTCAGAATACAGTAATTTCCTTGCACTTGAATTAGATTCGGCATCCCAAAAGACTACAACCTTATCATGGTTATGTTCTTCCAAAAATTTTCTTAGGGTGTTTATAAAATGAAAGATTCCACCAACATGTTCAGACTCATTGAATAAGTCTTTGACACCGTGGAATCCTATTTTGAATAAATTATCACCGTCTACCAAAAGGGTTTTAGTCATAATCATTCTATATTGTTAAACATCTTCTTTTTCTTCTTTCAAGTCAAAATCACCTTCACTTCCTATAATATCTTTCCAATAGTCAGCATATTCTTTTTTGTATGACTCGATGGAGGCTTTCTCTTCTGTAGAATCCTTGCCTGCTAAAAATCCGTGTGGTGTTACAATAATCTTACCGTCGTCAAACCCTAATCCATTTATGTGGTTTTTCATTACCGATACTTTGGACCTAATTGCAAATTTCACACTCCTCTTATCTTTAGTCGCAGTAATTTTAGTTGTACCAGCACCTTTTTGGTTTCCAAATAAAAATACTAATGATGAGTTTAACCAAACTGATTCACCACCTTTAGCTTTAATTTTTGGTTGACCGAAAGGATTATCTGGAAGTTCAACCCAAGGTTGGTTAATAATGATGAGAGTATTTTCATATTCAGTGTCTGCCTTTCTTGAACCTGAAATTCTTTGGTTGATACCCATTCCAATTTTATCAGAAAGAACAGAAGCATTATGTTGCTTTCCTCCCTTACCTTCATAAGTCATCTTACATGGAACCGAACCAACCGAATCCCAAATAAAACATAGACTATAGTTTAGTTCCCCTTTTTCTTGAGCATCCAACAACTGATTTATATAATCAGTAATTTGTTCAATATAACTAAAGTTGTTATTGAAAAGGAAAAATCCATCCCAATCCATTTCACCTGTTTCCTTATCAGGAACTTCTTCACAATCGAAACCCATTAGTCTCGCATGGTCAAAACTCCATTTTTGTTCTGTGATTATAAAGACAGGTAGTATCCCTTTTTTTTGAGCATCGACCGCAGATTTGACTGCCGCAGTAGTTTTTCCTGTATCAGAGTGCCCTAAAAACATATTGATATGTCCAATAGCAGGACCAGGTATACCAACAGCATCCAAGAAATCTTGACCTAAGTCTAAAAATCTTTGTGGTTTATATTTTGCCGAAGTTGAAAACTTTTTCTTAAGACTGCTAAATTCAGTTTTTTTAATTGCCATAAATTGTAGTTGAAAAAAGGACATAAATACTCGATTGATTTCAGTACCTATGTCCTTCGTATTTTAATTAGAATGGTAAGTCGCCATCAACATCCGCATCCGCTTGTGGGTCTACATAGCTTTTCTTACTTCCACCCATTGATGTCTCAGAGTCCGTAGAATCACCGTAAACGTATCCACCTCTCTCACTATCCCATCTTGGGGTTTCGCCTCTTGCAATAGCCTCTAAATACTCCACAGGCTTTTTACTATAAACATCCAACCAAGTCAACTCATCATCAACCCATACTTTACCTTGTTTTTTGTCTTCGTGAACAGGTGATGGGTCATCATACATGATTGTTGATACAGTTGTATACTCTTTTCCTTTTGGAGTTTTAGACTTAGTCAACTCGATAATAAGGTCACGACCTTTTTCAGGGTCAGTAATATCACCTTTGTTTCTCCATATAGGAATAATCTTATCTAAGATACCATCGTTTTTATAGTTGTGTTTGAACCTCCAAAACTTTGGTCCTTCTTCTTCCTTATCTCTATCAATCACTTTTACAATGTAAAACTTACGTGACTTGTATTGTTTAGCCAATTCTTTGTCCGAATCTTTACCTGTTGAAATAAGTTCTTCGTAAACTTCATTCAAAGGAGAACGTTCGTTATCATTTTTTCCTGGGTCGTAGAACTTCTGCCATTTACCACCCACTTGAATTTCGTGATACCAAGCTTCAACAAATGGTGAAGAACCGTCTTTAGTTGGTAGGATTCGAATTCTTCTTTGTCCTGAGTTTTCTTTGTCTCCCAAAATAAGAGCAAAGTATTTTTTCATTCTTTCCTCTTGAGACATGTTAGATTGGGCCCCGCCCGATTGCTTTGATTTTTCGTACTGTGCCAATACGGCGTCTAATGTATTCATGTTTTAAAATTTATACTACAATTATAATCACTATTTGAACGTCTGTCAAATAAAAAAGGTCACCTAAGTGACCTTTTTGAATTAATATTCGTTTTCCGCTGATGGTAGGAAACTGTCTTTGACCTGTTTATCAACAATATCAGTGACTTGGTCAGAAGTTAAAACGTAATCTTTTTTGCCGGTTTTTTCCATTTCTTCTTTTTTATCTTCGAAGAAGTCAGAAAGTTTCTGTGTGAATGGATATGAATCGTATGTTCTTAATTCCAACTTTTCTTGTGGAGTTTTTTCTCTATACTTTTCAATCTTACTTTCGAGAGAATTTAATTTACTAACGATAGAATCCATTTCAGAAAGTTTCTTTTCTAAATTTTCTATTTGACTAAATAAGTTATTGAAGTAATCTTCTTGTTTCTTCTCTATTGTTTCTTGTGACTTAACTAAATCCGTTACATCCAATTCTTCAGTACCTCCGCCTGTTTCTTCAGACTCACCCTTGTCATCAATTTTTTCAACTTCAGGGTCCGCTTCTACATCTATTGGTGTCGGTGGTACATCAGGTTGTGGTGCTTCTCCTGCCGCTGGTGGTGCAACCTCTGTACCTGGTGCTGGTGGTGGAGGTGTTGCACCCGCTGTTTCAGGAGCAACTTGTTCATTCACATAACTATTTATGAAATGATACCTTTCTATTTCACTTAATATTTTCTTATCGATTCCCATTTTTATCCGTTTAATAATTGTTTAATACCTCTTGCGGTTTCTACCTTAACTTTTCTATTGGTGTAAACTTGGTGTCCTGCTCTCTCAATCAATCCATCTTTTTCTCTTACGATGTAGCAATCACCAGTATCTAAGTCACAAACTTCTTTGGTTCCATTACCCATATCTTCTTCACTAAACCTAACTTGTTTACCCAAATAATTGTTCAAAACGTTATTTAAATTCATAAAATTTGTTTCCTATAAATATATGTGAAATAACAAATATTAACATCCTGCACCAGTTGGATTACAAGTTACTCCATTAATAATAATTTGATTTCCACCCGTTCCTGTCGAGTAACACTCACAACAAGGATTTTTTAAAATTATTTCAAATTCTCCAACATCAATAATATCATAAACAACATAATCCTCATCAGGACAATCGAAAGGAATAATACTTCTATATTGATTGATTGTAATTCCAAATGCTGGTACAGTAAGTTCGAAGTTAACCGATTTCAAGTTGTTACTCTCTGAAGCTGTCGACAATGTTTCCTTCCATCCACTATTCTTACTTATATAATCACCATAACTTACTGGTTTGTCTAATGTTCCTCCACTCACTACAAAAGTACTTATTTCAACTCTTGTTTGTGATGTTTTCAAGAACAACTTTACTTCATAATTTTGACTCAAAGTACCATTTAAAAGCGCAAACCTACCACCCAACTTGGACCCATCTCTGTATCCAATTGTGAATTTAGATTGTCCCAATGCGAATGCGTTTGTGAATAAAGTTTTATCTGACTCAACTGTATTTGGAGGCGGTGGTTGTTGGGTGACAGCACTAGAATTATCAACGAAAACGAAAGGTTCTGTACTTTCAACTGTGCCGCCGCTAGTTATGATTTTAATTTTACTTGAGGCTTTTGTAATTGGTGTAAAGGTAATACCAGTTGCACTTATTAACTGAACTGTAGCTTTAGCTCCATTTAAAAATACTTGTGTGTTACCAAGAAGATTTGTTCCTGACAAACTAATTGGTTGTATAGCTCCTGAAGTTGTTTGACCAGAAGGTGAAAATGATATAATCGTTGGTGGTAAACATTTTGGTTTACCTGAAGTACTTGTACCCTGATTGTTTGTAGGATTACTTTGTCTTTCAGGGTCATTTGTTCCAACTGTTCCTTTCAACAATTTTACAGCGTCGATTTGTTGTATACCTAACGTTGTGTTTGTTGCAAGTTGATTGAATGAGTTCAAACCAGCTGTTAATTTTTCATTTATTTGTTTTATTGTAGAATTAGTAGTTCTTCCCGAATAGAATGAAGATTCACTTATTGAACTTTCGGTGTTCGGGTAGTAACAATTATAAAATAACCATAAGCCTTCTTTTTCTATTAAATTTCTTCTCTGTCTCAATCTTTCATATAAAAACTCTACAAACTTATCCGTAGAACTAAAAACAGCCCAAGGATAATCTGTTGTTTTATTTTTAACACACATATATGTTTTTTCAAAATAATCTTTATAAGTGGGAGAAAAATTAATTGTCAGATTTATTGCGGCACTATAGTTATTTCCATAACCCATGAACTTATTTTCTTGATAAGTTGTTACATAACAAATGGAATATATAATAGCCTTCATATTCATGTCCGTAACATTTTTCTTAATTAGGACATCATTTATTGAAGTTACCATTTGTTCTGGAGTTACACTTGTTTTAACAAATTTCGTACTAACAAACTGATTATTTTGATATTCTAAATTTACGTTATTAACACATGAATTTTCTGGACTTGGTGACTGTTTAGCATCTGAAGCTTTTTTATCGGCCTTTCCTTGGTCTGTAGTTGGTGGTACTGATGGTTTTTCTGAACTATTTTTTATAAGAGCCTCTACCTTCGTTAGTAAGTTTTGATTTATACTTTGGAGGTATTTGTCAATTTGCGGATAATCGAATACTGCCTGCCTTATTCCATTAAATTGAGTTTGGAATGAACCAGGAGTTATTGTGTGGACAACCTCCTGAATCATATATGGTCCATTAAACATAGGAACATGTCTAAGGTTAAAATACATTGTAGGTTGAATCATTGCATTACCTAATGATATAACAGTACAAGGATAACTTCTTTGGTTATATAAATTATATAATCCTACGTTTTGTGTTGCATTTCCAAGACCACTTGCAAGTGTTGCCATGTTGTATACTTGTGCTATAGACTCAGCAGTTGCTTTACCCGAATCTTGTCCTACTTGGAACGAATAAAATATATTTTGATTTCTTACTCCAATATCAACATTGAATCCAACACATCTATTAGATAATCCCCAATCTGTTTTTCCCTGTTGATTTTCAACTAATGGATTATCTGAAGCCCTCCTCAAATCAAATGCGTCTGTTTTAAATCTATAATAGTTGTTGTCGGGTAATTCCAAATAATTAGATGGTTTACCTGTAAAGAAACAAACCATTTTTGGACCTGAATCTCTATAGTCAACACTTAAGAAAGTTCCCCATAAGTTGTTAGCAAAATTTAAAGTACCTTCAGGTTTCCTATTCGAAATTCCATCAACATCTTGAACGTTATAAAAGTTAACATATGCAGGTAGATTCATGATTGAAAAATTATTGTCAATCAGTATACCTGCTAGAAGTGTATAAACACTCATAACTTCGTTCATGGAGCTTGTCGATAACATGCTTTTGAGTCTGAAAACATCAATTAGTAAATCATCACCTATATTCCTCGAAGCTCTATCTAAAAAAAGAATGTCTTCGAATATTGTTTTACTTTCATAATCTCCTCCTGCAATCCACTTGTCATTCAATGCTTTGAATGTTTCATATATTGTAACCTTTGATTGTTGTCCGTCAACAACCGACTGTTTTGTTGTTTCTTGAACTTGACTTTGTCCATCTAGTTTTAGCCTAAGTTCATCAAGTATCTTATTTAAGAATAAATCTTGTAGACTTTGACATTGGTCGATATATTGTTGGAGTCTGACTTTAAATCCACCAACAGTAATTAACTGTAATTTCTGAGTTGCATACATCTTTATAAGTGGTGCAAGTATCTGAATATTTGGAACTGAAAATTTAATATTATTGTCTATGAAAAAATCTGTAATGTAAGACCCTTGGTCTTTGTACCTCAAAGCCTCAATTGTCGAAAAACCAACCTGTAATTCTAACTCTAACCATTCTTTTGGGTATTGTTGTTTCGATAATTCGAGGGTTATTCCTCCTGTTGTAGGAAGTGAACCTTTTACATAAGGTTCGAAGTTTATCGGGTCGACAAGTTGTGGTGTTGTGTTATGTGAAAGGAAAGATGCAAAAATTCTCCTATTGTATTCGGAAGGATTACCATATTTGAATACAATATCATATTCCATGAAAGTAGTAAGTTGATTATTCACAACATCAAACTGTTCTCCAATTGTTTTCGTGAAAAAGGTTTCTTGTGGTATATTTGATGTATTAGGCTTGACCAACATCATATTTTTGAAAAGTAGCTGAAAGTTTCTGAAAACATCATTCGCCTCCGAGGCAAAATTGTTGTAGGATGAAACACTTGTATCGGTAATATCTGAAATAGGTTTACTAAAGTTTAAAAACTCTTCTTCAAACCTATCTAAAATATTTTTTTCAAAAACACCAAACACATCATCAATTTTCATATAATTCTCTAACTCAGAAAACCTGAATGGGACCATTTCCGATGCATTTGGTTGATATGTGTTTAAATATTCGTCGTATTTAGGTTGTTTTATCTTTGAAGTATCAAAATACCCGAAGTTGGACGTTGACCAAAATAGTCTGGCCGAACCATTGAATACCGCCTTGTTTCCTACGAAAGTATAACCATTCGCTATTCCCTCGGGAGTTACCAAAGCTTCATTCGCTTCATTTATGTTTGCACCGAAAGACGGTACAACATACAACCTTTGTATGTCACTAATTATCGGTGGTTGACATTCTTGTGTTTTTGCACTGAACTCGATATTTGCCGGAAGCAATACGCTCCAAGGATAAACATTGAAAGTCGTGTCGTTGAGTCCTGTTACGTTTTCTATGTTCCCTCCTGGCAAATTGGCAATCTGTAACCCTCTATTCACAAGACTTTGTAATTCTTCGTTTGTATAATCCTTGAATAAGTCGTATCCATTATAAAAAACGTTGAAGTCGTTTAAAACTTTGGGATAAAACCCTGGTTGTATTTTATATGTTAAATTATTGTTTGCTTGGAGTTGAATGTCTATTATCTGTGATTTATCCTTATTACCACTTGTGTTAGTAAAAGTATATTTTTTACCGACATTTTTGGTAATTGGGTCGTAAGCCGAGACATAATCAAAGTCTTTCCAAACTTCTGAAATAATATCTACACCTGTCTGTTTGTAGGTTTTGTACCTGTGCCAAATAGAACCAAACTTGAGAATCCACGCATATGGTAATTTGTGAATTGCACCAAATTTCTTCAGCACTGCAAACATATAATTCATATCATCTAAACCTAAGTTTGTAGAAATAACTACGTTGTTTACATTTCCAACTTTAGCTACAGATTTTAACTTCTCTCTAAGTGAAATAAGCGGTAAAGAATTTAAAAAAAGATATGCGGCAACTTTATATGGTGTTTTATTTCCTCTTCTCCAATTATCAACCCCTTGTAAGATTGAATTAACAAAGAAGGGAGTGTTCAACATTGATGTTGTTGTCACAAAAGGTAATCCTCTACCCCAATAGAAAACCGCAGGTGAGTCGGTAAACGTTTTACCAACTGTCATCGGCAGTGTATTTGGGATTGCTAAATTATAAAAATTACTCAATTGAAAATTGTTTTGAACACTCGTCGTTGGGTTTTGCGGTTTTTGAAATGTAAAATTTGTTACGGGTCTATTTACATTGTAGTTTTCTAAATCAGTAAAATTTGAAATTACGTTCTGAGGTTCATAAATTCTTAAACTTTCCGTTGTCTGATACCTTTTTGGGAAAATATTCGTATCGTTTCCAACTAAGTTGGTGGCACACCATGTGTTATCTGTAAATGGATATGTATCCATGATTGATAATACGTTTGGTGTTGTATCAATAATATTTTCTAAAAGGACCGAATACTTGGCTAAATTATTTTCCAAAGTTGGTCCTATATCGTTCAACTCTCTAATTTCAAAAGAGTTTCTCAAATATCCGTTGATATATGGTGTTACAAAAAAATCTCTACTGTATTGTTGATATAATCTACCCGTACCTTGGTTAGAAAAACTGTATAAGGTATTTTGGTAATTTTGAGCTGTTATTTGATAATTTTTGAGTTTGTACTTTAAGTAAGGAGAACTATTTCCCAAACTTGTGATAATGTTTTCGCTTTCATAGTCCCTTACTAATTCAACCAATTTAGTTGTCATTGGTCCTTGAACTCTCCCTAAACCCGTATAAAAAGATGTCAAATATTGTCTTTCCCAAATTTCATAGAAAAATTTAATCTCATCCTTATTTCTATACGCAATATTGTTCTGAGGAAATTCTAAAGAATTTATATTCAATAAGTTTGTTGTTGAAGAATTTTCTAATGGTGGAGGTGCAATCGGTGATTGAAACTTTTGAGTTAGTCCTTTCAAGTATTCTTCAACAAATTCCACTTCAGGCCAAACGTCATATCTATTACCTTTGGTAACATCAACAACAGATGGGTCAGCAAGATATTTCAACTGAAACTTACCTTTCTTATCTTCATTTGTTTCAACAAAAAATTGCGGCCAAGGGTATATTGGTATGTTAGAACTGTTCAAAGTTGAGTTTGTAGATGATGATTCTACATTTTGTTTTCCATCAGAACTTATTGCTGCAGACTGATTGTTCAAAATTGCACTTCTTCTGACTGGGTCGTTTCTCAAACTCCAAGACTTTGTATGAACTTCGTCCATAAGTCTAATAAAACCTTCCGTGGAAGCCATAATAATTGCCGAAATATTTCTTACCGTTGGTCTGAATCCTAAACCTATCTTATCATCCTCTAATTTTTTTGCAAGTGTTGCAGTAATCTCAGATTCGTAATCAGTCAATTTTTTGTTTGCTTCAGCCTCCATCGACCTAATTTTATCTATAAAGGTTTGTAAGTTGAAAGTATCGTCTGGCAACAATTGGCTTTTTTCTGAATTTTCCTCTTTAACTAACTTAGGTAGAAATAAAGTGGTGATAAGGTCTACCGCTTCATTATACTCTTTGGAGGTTTCATTTTCAAAGAAAACCCCTCTTTCTTTGAGGGTTTCTAACCAATTTATTTCCGCCCTATTCAACTTTGGGTTTGTGAAGTCATCTTTACTAATTGTATTATTAATAACAGACTTGGAGCTCACTGTACCTAAAGTTCCATTTTCAGATAAAGCTTTATTGTACTCTTTGATGTATTTTTCTAAGTCACCAATAGCATCTGTTTTGGCTTGTTGTGAAAGACCTTGTTTATAAGTAAATCTTTTCTTACCATCCTTCATTACTATCGGATTCGGGTTTAGATATGTATTAAACCATGAATCATTTGATTGATATATTTTTTCGTAATATTTTGTTAAGTTAGCCTTGTAACTTCTACAATCCGTCAATGGTTGAACATCAGCTTGAGTATATTGAGACATGATGTTTTTCTCAAATGTGTCTATTTTCTGAATTAACTGATAAAATGTAATTTCGGGAAAGTCAGGCTCTATTAATGCTTTTGCCTTGTATTCACTGTATACTTGTGATATCTTTTCATACCCCCTTTCACTTACCACAGAAGTGACAATATTTTGTTGGTTATTCGTTGGTGCGGAAGCACCCTTTCCGTTTACTGAATCTTGTTTGACTTGACCGACGGTTGGGTTTGAGTTCACTGTTAAATCATATCTTTTGGAGTACATGTGTGGTGTTGCCAACAAATGACCCACCAAAATTTCGTTCAGAATATTAAATTTATATCCTTTGAACTCTAAACTCACTTGGTAATTACCACTGAACGAGTTGAACCTTGCGTTAAACTTTTCTAAATTAAGTTGATACCTGATTGCCTGTCCATAGTAACCTTTAAGTGTTAAGTAGAAAGGTGGATAAGGTAAATTGAAAAATGCCGCATAAGGTGAATTATCACCCAATTGAAATAATGCTCGTCCTTGTACGTCTTCAAGTTCTACAGTAACACTTGGTATGAAACTAAGTCCAACCCTAACATTGATACTTGTTATACCCAAAAGTCCGTTATCTGCCGCACCGTCAACTCCATTAGTAACAACACCAGCCTTATAGGATGCTGTTTTTTCTCTTGGATTACCTTGTATTGTTTCTGTTGGTTGATTCACCCCCATACCATTCAAACCTGTTTTTGGCGACTTACCTGTCGTATTCAAACCTGTCAGTTCGTCGTAGTATGAAGTAGAAAAATAATCTTTTTCGTTGGGTGCCAGAAAATTTATCTTGGCAATCGAAACTGTGGTTGCTGCATTTTGAGGACTTCCACCTACAGCCAATTTTGTTCTTGGTAATACTTCCGCTTCCAAATTACAAAACATTACAAGATTCTCATGGTCAACAAGTCTTTCCTGTATGTTACCATTCGCATCAATAGTTTTGTTGGGGTCAACTACAATGATGTTGTTGTAATCGAACTCAACCAAAATACCACCCGCGTTATCTGGAAGTAAGTTACCTACCATAATAATAAAAATAATTTTCTAATGCACCTTTATAGTCTTGTAATGATGGTAGAAGAGGAAAAGGAATAGTCAATATTGCACCGTCAGGTATATAGTTCTCCAAACCTCCAAATTGTGGATTTGCTTGCAAAATAAGCCAACCAAAGTAAGGACTACCATAAAAATCTTGAGAAACCTTATCAAGTCTACTTCTACCGACCTTATAAATAAAAGTCTTGTCTGATGGTTTATTTGGTAGATAAACAAATGGCACAACGGTTTGTTGTCCGTTGATTAGAAAATCCGTATATCTATTATAATATGCAAATGGCATTAGTTAAATTTTGTTTTTGTTATCACGATTTGTCCTTGGCTATCGTTAAAGGTTTGATTATTAGTATTTGTTGCCGGTAGTATAAGTGAATTAATAAGTGTTTTTCTATTACTCATTAAAATATCTTCTGTTGTATTTCCTGGTTCGTTAGTGAAAGTCATATCTCTGACTTGTTTTTTATCAACTTCAACAAAGTTTATGAAGTTTTGAAGTTGACTTGTTTCCATATAATTTAAAAATTCTAATGCCGCCTTGTTTTGTTTTTCAAAGGCAGGTTTTGCCTTTCCTAACCAATAAGCATCGAATTCTTTTTGCAAATCTTTATCAACGTCTTCCAAAAGTTTTGCATTACTCAAAATATTACCAATCATTTCATTTTTGAATGTCTCATATTTTTTACTGTCAGTGACATCTGTACTCAGTATTGTATATTCTCTCCTAAAACTTTGACTATTAAATTCGGAACCTGTTCCAATTGCCCTGAATGTATCATTTTCTGAAGCTGAATTCTCTCCAGTTTCAGGGAGAATCACCAAATTGTCATATGATTTACCTTCGAAGGTAAAAGTATATTTATTATTTAGTTTTGCAAGATATTGATTCAGACTTGTTTTAATTTTTACACCATCCGTTGTGAGACCATTTAGTGTTGTACTTCCTGATGTATAATAAACAACTGGGTCTTTACCATTTGGTTGATACCCGTCTGAACCGGTTTGAGTTGGTGTTCCATAGGTAATAATATTATATCTCGCAATAAGGTTATTGTAACTTGTTTGTTGGTTTGTTAATCCCTGTATTACTGTGAATACTGAATTTGTGAACGTACTTTTTTTCTTATTTAAAGTGTCCTTATAATTATTTTTCAAAGTTCGTAATACTTTTTTCGAAAAGTTTTTTACTCCCATATATTTCAAAAAATCATCTTGGTCTGATTCAATATCTGCCAAATATTTTTGGAAAATAGTATCTACTCTTTTCTGAATTACGGAAGGTTTTCCGTATAGGAAAGTATCAACACCAGAGCCTATGATTATTTCTCCTTTAGTGTAATTTCTACCTAAAGTCGCTTGTTGTCTGATTGACTCGTTGTATTGTGCTAAAATTTCTTTGTTCTTATTCATTATATCTCTGAAATAATTCTGAGTCCCTTCAACAAAATCAGACATGAATTTTGTATATGAGGTAACTCCGCTTACACCGTTCGGAGTAGAAACACTTTGAACAATATTACCAATCGTGGTTGAATTACTTTGACCAGGATTATTTTGAACTTGGTTCTGTGTTGGTGGTGCTTGTTGTCCGTAAAGTGACGCAAACTCAGCATCAAGACTTGCTAAACTTTCTGTATCAGTTGCTTCCGCCCTATCATCATAAACTTCGGTGTTAGCATAGTAATTGAATGTAAGTGCGTTCTGTATTTTATCTACCGCATCCTTAATTCCACTTCCTCCGACGAACTTAAAACTCAGTGTGACATTAGCAATCATTGGTTGAACTCCAATACCTTCAGGATTCAAGTCTAAATTTTCATACTGTAATTGTAATGACTCAGGTATAATTTTAGTATTATAAAAATCTCCTACTCTTAAAACAAGTACAGGTGGTGTACCAAAAGCAGTATTCACCGCATTACTATAATCTAAAACTTGTTTACCATTTACTGATTTTATTGTTGGTATTGTGTCTCCCGGTCTCATGCATTGATTCAAGAATGTTAGTCTCGAATTTAATCCTTCGGGTGTTGTTGAGTGAAAACTCGGATGGAAGAACTTCAATTTGTCTTTCAAATTATCATAGACCATAGGAGTATCTTCTTTGATACTTTCAAAATAATCACATTCTGTAAGTAAAAGTCTTAAAACTCTTTTTGACAAATTATTCGCAAGCCTTGTTCTTTGGACCTCCACAGTTTCTGTTGTAGTTTGTTGTGTTATTTGTTGTACCGACTGTGTAGTTGTGGTAACCTGTGGTTGTGTATTTTCAGGTTGTGTGTCTGTTATTCCCTGTTGTATGGGTGTTATTTTCACATTAGAAATCAAAACTCTTCTACAAGCCATAGCGTTGACTGTGTATATTTTTTTTGTTGCCGCCTGACTATCTTTTGTATCTTTTGTACAATCGTAAGTTTCGGAATTTCTAGATATCATTTTGGCGGTCACTTTCCCTTGTTCCCCTAATGCAACCGAGTCGTTGAAAGTTATACCACCTTTAATTAATTCCCCTAAAGGTTTCTTACCAGTAACAAATGGATAACCTAAAATGAATTTTTTAACCGACTCATTTCTTCTTTCGGAAAGACTTTTATTGTATTCCTTACTTGCCGGTGCTGAAGCTGTTCCTGATAAGGTAAAATTGATAGATTCAATTTGTGCAGCGTTTTCATAAATTTTATCTAATTGCTTTGAAATTTCACTATAATTATTTTTTATTACTTCAGTGAAAAAAGTTTGAACTGTGTTTGAGTTTGAGACATATGGTGTAGTCTGATTTGGAGCTTCTTTTATATATGTTGGCTCCTGTTTTTCATAGATATTATAATATTCCGTATAAGCACTAACAGTCCCTTTTGGAATATCATTATCAAAATAAAATCCTCTACTTTTCAAAGCTTCTTGTATCGGTTCAACTGAAAGGGATGGGTTTGCTTTTTTTGGGTTATTTTGATTCGTACTTGTATTAACTCCCGTTTGAACATCTCTCTTAATCCAATCTACCTGTTCTTTTGTAAGTTGTTTCGAATCTAATTCAGTTTGTATGACATATAAATCGTTCGGATTTGCCAAAGGATATCTTTTAGCTAGTTCATACAAATCGTATTTCACACAACCAGCAAAGAAAGATTCTAATAAACTATTAATTTTATCTCTATTTGTTTCATTATTTAATACTTTGTTGACAACCAAATTCAAAACTGATGGATGGTCAACAACTATTTTCCATGAAAGACTACCACCCCTACTTGTGTTACTATAAGTGTATATTGGTTCAGGTCTTCCGATAAAACTCGAATCTTTCCATGAAGCATTTGTGCTTTCAGTGAAAGTTAGTCCATATGGTGGAAACCACATGATTCTACCTCCGTTAGGTCCTCTTTCACACACTGGTAAGTCAGAATAGGTAAATCCGGGTTTGGAAGAACTTCTCCATGCTAAATTTTCCAAAGAGAACATGTATTTCTTTACATGACCATCTGTGTCAGGATTTCCAACTAAATTTGTCGAATCAGCAGTACCATCTTTTCTGTTCGGGTAAATGTTTAAATTGTATGTACTATCTAAAACAGAATATGAAATCTTTCTGTTCTGTGTAGTTATACCTTCTGTTTTTTGTAGGTTACTAAAATTTAGATATGGTATATCTTTAGCAAACACTCTACAATACTCTACTCCTCTCTCCTGTCCAATTGCACCAGTATATTTAATAACCCTCGAACCTTTAGTCAGTTCTTTATATCCATCATTAAACACTTTACTTACTTGGTCTATAGCATTTCCAACATGTTGCAGTCTTCTTCCTCCTGCAGGCTGACTATCAATCAGCTTCTGTGTGTCATCTAAGATTGAACCTTCCCTAAATTGAAGGTTATTCGATTCTGTATTTACATATGATGATGGTCTGAAGTTTTCGTCTATGTCTAAAATCTCCCCTCCAATACCGACTTTCTTACCAGCATTTGCCCTATACTTAGGTGATACCCAAGTGAATCCTCCTTCAATACCACCACCATCACTATAGGTTGGTCCATTTGCACCTAACTTGACTTCTCTTGAAGGTCCTTCGTATAGTTGGGCAAGTTCTTGAGGCCCATATACAGGTGATTGTACTTCTCTTGCAAAGTTATCAACGGGTAAATCACCTCCTGGTGAGAAAACTCTTGATGGTTCGGATGTTATAGAACCTATATAGTAGTTACTATTATTTGTATTTGTTCCGACTATGGCTCCACCAAGTCTATCGAAAATAGACCTATTGTAGCCAGGTTTGAATCTGTTATAATCTAAGTTACCAAATAATCTTGATTTCTGTCCACCACCTGTATTTTCTAAAAATATTTGAGAACCTGTTTTAGTTCCTCCTAACAATCTATTGAAAAACTTTCCTGTTGTACTTCTTCTGAAAGCGTTCCCTAACTGCTGTATCGTCGTTGGTTGTCCAATTTGTATTGAAGGGTCAAAATAAGAACCAGGTATCGGTGAAACAGGTATTATTGAGCCAGCCAGTCTTAATGCAAAATCTGTCGCAGCCAAAATTGGACCGGCCGGAACTGTGATTTGATAATTAGGTTCAATTACAGGGACTCTCCCTGTTAATAAATTTAGAACGTCAGTTCCACTCCTAACATTAAAAATGTTAACTCTCCCTCTCGTTCTTTGTATTATTTCCCTACCAATTCTTGTTTCGAACTCTTTCCTTAGAATTGTTGCCCCAAGTCTAGCAATGTATGAGTCAGAACTTAGTAGTCCATTACTACCCAAAGGGTCAGGTGATAAAAGTATTGATACTGGATTGTATGAGGATGGATTAAAAGTTGATGGATATGGTTGTCCATTAGTCGTTCGGTTGTTGTTCAGTTGAACCGTTTCGAGTGTTGCAATATATTCTCCCGCATCTGTAACGTCGTTTGGGAATGAATAAGCGTTGACACTTTTCCATCTTTTAGCTTCTATTGGTGCTTGGTCTAAGATATTAGCATCTTGATAACCATATTCTCCCTCGTTTGATTTTGTACCGTTAAGAGAACCCGGGTCGGGAACTTGTTTGTACCCTCCCTCTGCTCCGTATTGATTGTTTTTATAAAGTTGTTGAGCGAACCTCGGTTCGTCTATGAGAACATCAGGTGAGTCTATTACCGCAGAATCTGATAGAGTTGTGTCGTAATCTATTGGTGGCGTAATTCTACTCGGTGACTTTGGATAAGGCACGAGGTTCTTTACGATAATCTTTTTTCTGAATGATTCAGAGTTTACGAGTAATGGACTTGCCATTTATTTCTTTTATAATAAATAGATTCTTTGAAACTTTTTATTAGGTAGGGATGTTCTTCATGGAACCGAAATTCATTTCTTGCATTTTTCGTTCTATATTCTTTGCAAAATCTTCTTTTAGTTTTTCGCTATTGATTAATTTGTCTTCCATTTTTGCAAAATCCATTGCCCCTTCACCTTTTATGTTCAATTCAAAAATTGCAGGTTTGGAAGAGTCGAAACTTACAACAACCTGTTTATCACTGTCAATCATTGTTGTTTTTATCTCTCTTACAATTTCAGTTACCGTGGTGTTTCCCATGTTGTTTGCGACTGGTGTTGCAATTTTTCCTACCTTTGAATCTAAATTATCTATTTTTGTATTAATACTTGAGGTTGTTGTTTTTATCTCACCCATAATTTCACCCGAAGTATTAGGATTGGCGTTCGCCATTTTATCTACATCTTTTACAGACCCTTTTTTCAATTGACTTTCGTCGTACTCTTTCTGAACGAACTTTTGAACTGCTCTACCAATCTCGGTATTGTTGTTTGCATTTTCCTGTAAAAACTTCTCTATTCCCGTTCTTAGTCCCTCATCTCCCTTACCTTGTAGTTTTTGTAGTTCTTTGAGTGCGTTTTCTACTTCATTCATACCACCCTTACTCAAACCCTCTCCTTTACCCACCGCACTCACAAAGTTTTTGATGAGGTCCATGGATTTTTCCGCACCATCTCTAAACATTTTCAAATCAGCACTACTAGCCAATGCGTTTGAGCCGGCAGCAAATACTGCTCGAGTCCCCTCCGCCCCTTCTCTCACAGTTGGTGTAGAAACAATTCCCAAAACTACTTTATCTTTGATTGACCTAACATCACTTTTGACTAAGGTAAAAGCATCCAACTGAGCTCTCTGTAAGTCTTCAACGGTTTTTGGACCTTTTTTTTGTTCGTCTATCAACTTATCCATTTGTTGTTGGGTTAGTTTTTCCAACTCCACTTGTTTGTCGTCGATAGTGATTTCATATTTACCTCCCTTACCCATCTTAGCGATATTTGCCAAATATTTCTTATCCTCTTCGTTTTCGAATTGTATGTCAGGTCTAATTTGTGAAAGCTTCTTATCTAAATCTGCAGCGTTCAATGCCATTTTAGAAAGTTCTTGACTACTTAAACCAGTTTGTTTTTGTAATTCCCTCATCATCAACATACCCTGAGGATTAATTTTGAACTGTCCTGCTTTTTCATCGAAGTAAGCAAATTGTTTGGACATGTTCACAATACTATTTTGTAAACCTTCGGGGTCATTCAATGATTTGTTCATCAATTGGAATGGGTCTGTCAAATCTCCCGCTGAAACACCTAACCTTTGGAAAGCCGATGCTAACTCTATAGCACCTTCTGGGTCCAAGGCTTTCTCGGCCAATTCCATAGTAACTCTCATGTCTGTTTTTAACATAGCAGCTTGTGCCGCCATTTTTGTTAAACCTACCACTCCATCTTGAAAATTGAACTTGTTCATAGCTGACATGTCGTTAAGAACGTTAGTCATTATCTGTCTTGCATTCCCTCCAACACTTTGTATGTATTGAATTGATTCTTCAATTTTTCCACCTACTTGGGTAAATTCAACCCCTATTTCCGAAAAACTTTCTACAATAGTTCCAACTTCTTGGTTCAAAACTTGACTACTAGCAAATAATTTGGATACTTGTTCTTCTCCAGCAACAACATTTCTTCTTGTCGCCTTTCCAACGGCTTCGATAGTTTCGACAGCATCTTTGAGATTACCACCCAATCTATCAACTGCAGGAGTGGCATCAGTAACCGCCCCCATGAGTTCTTGCATTCTCTGTCTACCAATTCCGAATTGTTTAATTAACTCTTCAGCACCACCAACCATGTTGGCAAAACCTGCAGTAATATCATCACTGCCAATTTTTGCTTCCTCATATAACTGTTTGAGAGCTTCGGTAAGACTTTTGACTTTATCCTCTTCGTTCATGTGTGATTGGTTTCTATATAAATAGAAGAAGGGTTATAATTTAACCCTTCTGATTTTCTTGAATCCATTTATCTAGCAGATATTTTCTTACAAAAATTGGCATTTTCTCAAAATCAGTCCAACTTACTTTCAACAATGTTGATAAGTAATAGAACTCATCAAGTTGTCCCTTCCTATAATCAGAAGAAAGGGCGAAAGAAATCAACCCCAAAACCAACATTGACTGTAAGTTTTTCTCCTGATGGGGTTGTTACTATTTTAGACATGTCAAGTTTTGGCTCGTTGTCATTCATGAATTTCTTAATATATTTCGAATCTGCGATTGGTAATTGTTCCACAAATTTAGCAATTTCTCCTTTGTCTTGTGTACCATTAACTTCAACTATTTGTCTTTGTAGTTTTAAAGTTACATAAGGAGCAACTCTTCCTTGGGGATAGGAGTCTATAGTTTTACTTATTTCTCTGATTTCACCATATGTTAATGGTTTTAACTTGACAGTTGAACCAGTTTTGGGTAGAGTGGTTATAAAGTACCCATCAGATGTTGGTTCCTGACCTTTCAAAATTGACATTTGGTCCAAAGTCACGTTAACTTGAAATTGTTTTCCTGTTTTAGGGTCAGTGGTTGTAATCATCATATCGGGACCAAAAGCGGTATTCCTCAAAAAGATTAATACAGATTCAACATCACCTTCCAACATGTCTTCAACTTTCAAATCAGGTTCATAAATTTTGTTCCTGAGAAGATTGATTGCAAGATTATCACCCCCTGCCATGATAATATTTTCATCATAAGCAGTTAGATATCCAACTTTAATTGACTTTTTCTTGTTCTTATAAAAAATTCCCTCTGATGGTAGAGGTACTACGTCGTGTGGTAAAGAAATGTTCTCTTGACCATACATTCTTGATTGTTCATCCATAATATAAAAAATTAACCCTGAAGTTTATGTTCTTCAGGGTTAAATATAAAAAAAGTATTTATTTTATAAACAATATTAGTAAACCAATACACAACGGTCCATTCTCATAGAAGCCGTAATTGTTGCTAAACCATCTTGGTTGTAAGCTAATGTATTGAAGTTCACATCAGTCAAGAATGTTCCATAAAGAATCCACTTCTCAACAACAACACCTGTTGGGTCCAACATCTCGAGGTCAATATCTTTTTTGTAACCCGCAGCATAACCCATACGACCTGTTACAGACTCAGCGTGTAAACGAACCCACTCCATGAGAGCTTGTGCTGCAGAAGGACCAATTGGGTCTCTAAATGTCACGTTAAGTGCTTGCCAGTTGAATCTGCCGGCTACATATGTAGATGTATTTAAAAAAGGTATTTCTGTTGCAGCGATTTGAATATGTGGTCTAGCCGTACTCTCCACAAACCATTCGTTGATACCCAAACTTGAGGGGAACCTTAAAATGAATCGATTCTGACGTTTCGGTTCGTAAGGTATCGGCATTTTCATTAATAAATCAGCCATGTTATTATAAATTTAAAATTTTTTTTGTTTATATGTTATAAATATACTCACAGGTAAAATTTTTCTATTTACTTCCTGTTTTAAAAAAAATATACTTATTTAACTTCCTTTTTAGTTCCAGATGCAGTAGAAAATGTCTTTACCTCTTTACCTGGTTTATTTTCAAAATGTTTCTTCATTACTTCTACATTCTTAGGGTCATCATCAGAAAAACCTATAAATGTTTTAGCTGGTACAAATTTATTTCCTATATCACTTTTTATATAAGCTTTCTTATTTAATACAGCAGCCATTCCTTTAACATAAGATACAAAATCATCCATAGCCATGACTTTTAATTCTTCAGGACTAGCAGCCCCTTTCTCTTCACCAAAACTGACAGGATGATACTTGTTTAATTCTAAATAGGATTTTATTAATTCAGAATCACTCATATCGTCTTCATCCACAAAGGTTCTATATTTTCTTAAATTTTTCAGTAACATATCTTTGTCGATTCCGTTGAACCCACTTACAATGTAATTATAAACCGCTTTCTTTAATGTCTCAGGTTTGTGTCCTCTAGCTGTAATAATTGCAAAAATCGAACCGTTATTAATCGCTTCTTTAAAATCATCAAACGCGGGTCCTTGTTCTGCCCTCATCGCATCTATCAAAAATTGTTTGTCACCTTCTACTCTGAAGTTTCTAAAAGGTTCTTTTCCGTAACCAGTAATGGTTTTACCTTTGTATTCAAAATTATTCTTACCTATTTCATGTCTATATTCCGCAAAGTCTTTTGTGGACATTCCCACTTCTTCACCATCATCAGTTGATAGAATAATTTCGGTAGGCATGTGAACTATGTTGTCGTCCCAATCGAAAGCATAATACTTCATATTAGGAACAAGTCTCTCACTGAAATTCTCGATTAAATAAATCATTCTAATAAATAGCTTTATATTTTATTTCTATAAATATAAAACCCCCACTTGAAGTGTGGGGGTTTATTTTTAATTGTTAAAATTTATTAGATATTCTCGAACGAAGCACCTGTAGGTGTAATAAAGAATTCTATATCAATGAATTCAAGTGCTTTTGTTGGTTTTAGATAAATTTTACCTGTAAGTGTATTTCTATCCAAATCCTCAGGTGTAGACAATACTGTTACACGGAAATCATAAAGACCTCTGTCTCTTCTGATACCATCAAGAATTGGGTTTACACTGTCAAGGAACTGTTGTCTCACAATTTGGTCGTTTTGTTCGAACAATAACCTTACAGCTACTGCTGAAATCAACTTACGAGCTTGTAAAAGTAATCTTCTAACATTCAATCTGTTGAGTGCAGAATCCGCAACTTGTAAAGTTTTGTTACCCCAAATTACAGTACCAACGTCAGAGAAAGTTGCAATTGGGTTTATTCTACCTTGATACAACGTATCTCTATCTTCTTGTGTTAGTTTCAATCTAGCTTTAACTGAATTTACAAGACCTCTCGTATAACCCGCTGATGCGAACCAAGGGAATGCGATATTATCGGTCAATGCTAAGTTTCTACAAACTTCACCAGTAGGAGGAAGATATAACTGTGTATTATTTACAGTATCTCTAACCAAAATCCATGGGTAGTAAGTTGCCGTATAATTTGAATCAATCGCTGAGTTATCTAAGTTATCAACAGCCTCTTGTGGATAGATTATCAAGTCAGAGTTGTTAGAATCTGTAGTATACATCGGATAATCCGGTGTTGTTGCAATGTACACAGAATCAGCTCTTGAGAATTGAACCATGTTAATTGCTGCTTCCACAAGTTTAGGATTGTTTACATAATCGATACTTGAAGTTGCGAATACATTAATGTTAGTTGATTCAGGGTTTTGGAATGATAAGATACCAAGTAAGTAAGCGTAGTAGTCAGTATTCGCAAAGTCTTGTGAATTTTTATCCACAATGATTCTCTTGAACATACCTTCACCTGATGCTGTTGGGTATCTTGTTGAAGGAGCTGCTCCTGCTAAGTAACCTGACGCACCTAATCTGAATCTATCTTCATTTGTTCTATACTCTCTGTAGATATCCCAACCATCAAATCCACCCGCAAAACATACTGTGAACTTCCTTGCGTAGATATAATAATATGGGTTTTCTTGAGTTTCAATTTCTGCTCTGAATTCAGCATCTCCACAATCAAATGCGGTTTCACCACTTGTTACATATTCAGAACCAATGGTTACAACGGTTGCCCCTGAGTCCATGTGGAAACCTTTAGTAAGGTAGTTCCAAGGTTCAGAGTCTGTCGCTACACCCCAAGTTGCCGCTGAAGGATTTCTTTTACCTTTATATTGTAAGAAAGATAAATCAGTTCCTATTCTTGTTGAGAAACCTAAATAGGTTCTTCTAACATTATCACCAGCAGATTCGTCTATTGTAGCACCTGCTGCTGAGATACCAAATGGAGGATTATAAATCACTTCACCAGGGAAATTATATTGTGTTTTGTAAATCGGAACAGGAGAAGGGTTTGCAATAGTATCATAAACTCTTTGGTCGTAACCATAGAATCCACAAGGTAATGCATCTATTGGAGCTTCGTTAGAAAGTTCTACCATTATGTTTGTTGAAACCAATGGATACTCACCATCGAAAGAACCTATCTTTTTACCGATAAAGCTGTTAGAAGCTGGGTCCATTGTACAGTTAGTGAATTTTTCAATCACTACTGGATTTTGGTCAGTGTCAAAGAAGTCTCTCACCAAAACATCAAAAGATAGATTCGAGAAAGAGATGTTTGCAATAGAAACTTTAATTTGTGTATTTGCATCAGAACCATCTGAAATAGAATGGAATCTGAATAACTTATAAACTTTATTACCTCTAAGTTCAGAAACTAAGAATGGAGTAAGTGGAGTTTGATATTTTTCTAAATTCCATGCAATAGAATCAGAATTATAAGAAACTGCGGCAGGGAGAGCAACCATATTACAATCCAAACCTCTGATGTAACCTTTATCATATAGTTCATTAAGTTCTACAGGATAGATTTCTTCAACAAAGATAGGAACTTCATTTCTATTTTTATCAAAGTTAGAAACACCCAAAACTTTAGTTAGGTATCTACTATCACTTATGGAGAATGAAGATTGGAAACTGAAGTTGTCGCCATCTGCTGTTACACCTGATAACAAGAAAGTTCCAAAAGGATTTTCACTAACTCCTGAGTAAGAACCTGTACAATCCATGATTAAATCTGTTGTACCTGTAACCTGATACTGAGGACCATGTAGTGTTGTAGAATAACTACTTATACCTCTTGAACGTAAAGTTGCTAAAACAAGATTATTGTATTCAGAGTATGCAGTACCTGAATAAGAATATACATTACCTGAAATCGTACCACTATAGTTTCCACCACCATTATCTGTTAGAGAACTAACCACATAATCGAATGAAAATCCTGAATAATCATTACCAGAATAATTTGAGAAGTTTGAGTAATACCATGGGTAGTTGTCACCGTCACTTAAAACGTTTGATGAAAAGTTGAGAGAGTTTACACCAAAAACATTTGTAATTGCAGAATAAGAAGCTGAAAGACTTGTGTAGTCCGCACCAATTATCGAACCATAAACAATTGCTGTTGAAGCAGAAGAAGATGGTGAATCTAATATTTCTCCTAAGTAAACTTCGAAATCGTCATTGAATGTTGAAGTTGAACCGTCAGATAATCTGTACTGAGAATTCAACAACGAATTTACAGTAGCAGGAAGTGAACCTGTTAAAGTAATTGTATTACCTGTTGAATTACCTGAGAAGTTACAAGTCCAAGGAGTACCTGAACCAGCAGACAAACCAATTGTTGCAGTGTTTACGTTCGCCTTAGCTAATATAGTCCAAGAAGGTCCTGCATCATAACCTGAAAGACCTAAAATTCTTGTTACAAAAAGTTGGTTTGATTGTTGAAGATATGATTTGGCGATATACGAAGCCTCATATTTTGGGATTTGTGTACCCTGAAATTTGGTAGGTTCTGTCCCTCCAAAAAAAGATTGAAATTCATCGTAGTTTGTTATGAAAATAGGTTCGAAGGCTGGACCTTTAATTGTCTCACCAACCAAACCCAATGTCGTAACACCTACACTCTGCGCCACAAAAGACAAGTCAGTTTCTGAGGTATAAACACCTGGAGAAACGAACACTTTCTGATTTACTTGAGCTGTTGCCATTATTTACGGTTTCTATTTAGATTTATTTTTATTCATAAATATTCAAGTAAGAATGAAAAAACTTTACTTTTTCAAATCTATTTATAAACAGGCAGAAACTATTCTACCTTTTTTATCTTTATGGGAGGATTATACGATAACGAAATAAAAAACATTAAAATATCAAAAGAAGTGCATAATATTCTAAAAAAGTATTGTGACAAGAAAGGAATTAAAATATACAAATTCTTGGAGGCCTTGATATTAGAAAAGTGTAAAGAAAAAAAGGATATCTACGGAGAGGATTAAACCAATCTGTTAGCTATCTGCATAATGGCATTTTCAGAGTTATTATCCTTAACGACTTCTACTCTCAAAATGTCATTTGTATCTAAAAATATTTCCCAAACATCAGAACCGAAATATTGGTTATTGATAAAAATATCGAAAGATGAAATGTTTGTTGTGTTAGTTATTGTAACATTAACACGGTTATCAATTATTTCACTTAAAACTGTGGTACCTGAAACAAATAAAAATTCATTGACAAATGTATTGGTGTTAGGTGGTTCCAATTTCCTTTTCCTTCCAACAGAAGGACCATCAGAAACTTCCATCATAGTGAGTACTCTTGAAATTGCCGGTTTTACTTCAAACTCATCTTCATCGATAAGATATCCTAACATTGTGAAGTCATAGTTTTGAACATAATACTTTCTTTTATCTAAGTCACTTATACTTTCATCGCTCACACTATTCATTATGATAGGTACATATTGACCTTTAATAAAAGTATAAGCCTGACGAGAAGAAAATTTTTGTAATACAATTTTATTAAACTCATTAAGTTCTCTCATTCTATTACAAACAATTCTAACATTGAACGTCATATCTACAGGAACAGGTTGTGGTATTTTGTATATGTCCATACCCTCCTGATTACCATTCCATGTTGGAACTGACGCATAATAAAATTCTTTCCTATTTGGAATCGTATATTGTAACGCTGGATTACTTCCGTATTTAACGTCGGGGTTCCTTACTACAGTAATAAATGGAGGTTTCACGTTGAAGTCTTGGTCAACAAAGTTCCATGTTTCTGTGAATTGAGTCCAATTCTGAGTCGTTATAATAATATCGATTAGCGGTACTAATTTTCCTGCGGTCACCAAACGTAAATCTTGTTTAACAAAATCCAACATACCCCTATCTAAATCTGAATGTAAAACTGATTTAGGTAAGTAAGTACCATCCTTGTTTATATATTCAAGAAGTTGTTGCCTTCTTGCATACAAGGTTTTTTTCGGCTCTAAAGGTAAAGATTTTATAACTTTTTTTGGATAACCCATATTATAATTTATCACCAAATTTATTGAAGAAGTACTTTGGAATCTCCGAGTGACCTAAAGACACTGCGTATATATCACTGATACCTGACTCTTTTAATTTATTTATTGAATATTTCAACGAAGATGCCCCCCATTGTCTCCCCTTTTGATAAACCATTACAACATCTGAATTTTGAGGAATTTGAACTGAAGTATACGAACCTTCGATGGAAGGGTCTATCAGTCCTACAAAATTATAACCTTGGTCTATGGCGGGATACGCTCTGAGACCTCCTTTGGAGAATCCCGAAACCGAACTTATTTTTATGCCTTGGATTCTTCTTTTGACTTCATCAATCGTGTATTGCCAAGGAATAAAACAAAAAGGTTTACTCCTCAATAAAGATACTGGTACCTGTTCCATCATCCAAGAAGGTGTTGCATAATGAAGACCTCCGAAAACTAATGCTCCTGGTTCCGAATTAAAACTATCAGGAACTGTTACAATCATTTGACCAACTTTTTTGGTTCTATATCCTAACTGTGACATAACTTTTATATTCCTCTAAATTCATTCTCATTTACAGGAGTTGCAGTAATTGTCCTGTAAAATGGTTTATAACCACCATAGGTGTGTTTATTATCTGAAACTACCCTGCCGTCATCCGAAACAACGTAATACCTAACCTTTCTTTCTGTTTCATAATATGCTAAGTAATCACCGAATGCAATATCAACTTGGAGAGAATTCAGATAATTTTGGTAGATAGAAAATCTCATATTACCAGGTTCTTCCAACTCAACTTTACTCTGACCTATTCTCTGATTTGTAGGTTGAACAATTTGAACAAACCCTTTGAGTTCAATAGGAGGTAAGAACTGAATTCCGTCCTCAGGAGCTTCACCATAAACATCATCCGTTTTGGTTTTGTATCTATCAATCCTATATAAAACCACGGTAAAATTCATATCCCCTTCAAGCCACTCTTGACCCATTTCAATGTCTAAGGCATAATCCTCAGCACCGAAAAACTTACCAAGTCTTGTTATAGGGACTAATTTTTGTTCCATAGTTATTTGATAAATACTTAATTCTTGTTTATATTTAATACAAAAATTAATGAGAATATTTCCTCCTACGAAAATTTTTCTAGCGAAGAGCCCTATTCATGGGTATGGAATATTTGCAAACTCATTTATAAAAAAAGACGAAATAATCGAGGAATGTCCTATTTTAGATTTGAAAGTACCGAAAGGTGAAAGATGTGATATATTATCTGACTATAGATTTAATTGGCCGTATGGAACTTCCGATTGGGAAAAACAAGTAGTTGCTTGGGGATGGGGTTCATTGTATAATCATTCAGAAACCCCAAACGCATCGTGGAGGTCAAATCATGAGAGAAATACTTTTGAGTTTTATGCTCTGACTGAAATAAAACCATTTGATGAAATATTCATATTCTACGGAGGAACTGACTATTGGTTGGATGGGAGAACACACGTTAATGTTATATGATGAATGAGGATACTTTAGAAAACAGAGCACTTGCAATACTTTCAGAATATGAAGGTTCAAATAATTTTATTTTAGAACTCAAAAGAAAATCCGAAATTAATAGAAGATTTTATCCAACAAGAAGTCAATCTGATTATATAATCAACAATCATACAAAACAACCGAAGGTTGCAAAAAAATGGGTTGTCTTGGATTCCTATTTTGCTTTGAAATTTGCAAACGATTGGAATCTTATTAGAATACCTGATAGGTTTTGGATTGAAAAACTTTTAACCGAAACAGAAAAAGCGTTCCATGTGTGGGGTAAGATTGAAGAGGATAACGAACTTCGTGATTATTGGTTACCAAAGGCATCAATAATAAAAGACAACACTGTCAAAGATGTTGTAATTGATTATACAAAATACAAAAAAAGACCTCCGATGGAACACCAAAAGGAGGCAATACAAAAACTTGCAGAAAATAAAAGGTTTATATTAGCAGACGATATGGGGTTGGGTAAGACAACTTCAACCATTATTGCCGCTTTAGAAACCGGCTCAAAGAAAGTTTTAATTATTTGTCCTGCAACTTTGAAAATAAACTGGAAGAGAGAAATCGAGAACTATTCCAAAAAAAGTGTTTTTATTGCTGAAGGTAAAAATTTTGAACCGAATCACGATTTTGTGATTATTAATTATGACATAATTAAAAACTTCCACGACCCTAAGAAAAAAGGAGAGTCCAAAATATTAGAAGGTAAGTTTGATTTGGTTATTGTAGATGAAGCCCATTATATCAAAAACGCTCAAGCACAAAGGACGAAGTTAATAAATGATATCGTAAAAGATATCGAAAGGGTTTGGTTATTGACGGGAACACCCATGACATCGAGACCAATAGATTACTTCAACTTATTAAGTTTGGTTGATTCCCCTGTTGCAAAAAATTGGATGGCTTATGTTGTAAGATACTGTGCAGGATATCAATTCAAAGTTGGTCCGAGAAAGGTTTGGAATGTTATGGGAGCCTCGAACTTAGAAGAACTAAGAGATAGAACAACGAACACTATTTTAAGAAGACTCAAAGAAGACGTACTCGACTTACCTGAAAAAATAATAACACCAATCTATTTGAGATTGAAATCTAAAGAATATGAAAACTTGATGGGTGAGTATTACGAATGGTATAGAAGTAAACCCGATGAATCCAATTCCCTCACTGTTCAGTTCACAAAACTTACAAAAGTAAGACAAGTTATAGCCAATGAAAAAACTTTACAAACTATAGAATTGGCTGAGAACATAATCGAACAAGGAAAAAAAGTTATCATTTTTTGTAATTTTACAGAATCCTTAGATGCTATAGTTCAACACTTCGGAAAGTCTGCGGTTAAGGTTAACGGTTCTATGTCCAAAGTTGAAAGACAAAATAGTGTAGACAGATTCCAAGAAGATGAGAAAGTCAAAGTGTTCGTAGGTAACATCAAAGCAGCTGGTGTTGGTATAACCTTGACAGCAGCTGAAGCCGTTATTATGAATGATTTATCTTTCTTACCTTCTGACCACTCTCAAGCAGAAGATAGAGCTTACCGTATTGGTCAAAAGAACAATGTTCTTGTTTATTACCCTCTCTTCGAAAACACAATCGAAGGTTTGATTTACGATATTTTGATGGCAAAAAAACAGGTTATTGCCACGGTCATGGGTGATAATGTTAACAGTGCAGACTTTGTTGAAGAAATTATGAACAGAATCAACAAAGAAGCATAATAACAATATTATCTATATAGATATTTATTGTTATGTCAGTAATTGCAGAACCAGAAAGAAGTAAACTTTATACAAGAATCAAACATCTTTTAGGTGCACCGATTAGAAGTGTAGAAATAGAAGATGAAATGATGGATTCATTGCTTGAATTAGCAATTGGAGATTACGAACAATACATATTGGATTGGTTAATCGAATCACAATGGGTTAACCTTGTTAATTTGGATATGAACAACCAATCGGTTGCCAACGCGTTAATAACAAGAACTATGAACTTCGAACAACAGTTTCAATATTCATATTCTAAAATAGTTGGTCTTCAGACTAATGGTCCGTGGGTTCTGAAAAAAGATTATTTTACTTTGAGTGCGAATACTCAAACTTATGAAATACCTGCAGGTCGTGAAGTGAATGAATTACTATGGTATAGTAATCAACCTTGGGGTCTTTTTGGATTAGCCGGTATGGGATTGGGTTTTGGATATGATGGTGCTGGTTTGGGTGCGAACCAATCAGGATATGCACAGTTTGGTTATCAAGGGTCTTATTTTATGATGTCAGGATTTGACTACTTAATTAGAGCTCAAGAAGCGAATATCTTGAATAGAATTTTAGGTGGTAGTTTAACATATAGAATTACTGCATTACCTGATGGAAAAAAATTAGTTCATTTAATGAATACACCTAATGGTAGATTCAATTGGACAAGTTATAGTCAATACGTTGGAAAAAATGTGTGGTATTGGTACTACGATACTACAGGAAAAGATAGGAACGATTGTTTAAAATCGAACCCCGATATTATCAAATTACCTTCAGATGTACCTATTGGAGCTTTAGAATGGGGAGACTTGAATGACCCTGCAAGACAATGGGTCCGTAGATGGTTTACCGCTTATGTAAAGGAAACATTAGCAAGAGTTAGAGGAAAATATAGTGGGAACCTAAAGACACCAGATTCCGAAATAGTAATGGACTACCAAAGTTTATTAACAGAAGCAAAAGACGAAAAAGGTAAATTAGAAGAAGAATTAAAACTGAGATTGGAAAGACTCAGACCAGAGAAACAAATGGAGAAAGAAGCAATAATTGCAGAAAATTTAAACAAACAACTTAAGTTTCACGCTTTCCCTCGACAGATTTATGTAATATAATTTAGTATGGCAATTATTAAAAGTATTCCCTCACAGAAACTTATCCATGGTAAGTTATTAAAAACTTCAGAAGTTTCAATTGTTTCAGAAAGTGATTATTCAACACAAGGAGAAGATTGTATTATTGTTAAAGCAATACCATTTTCTACAATAACTTTGAATTCTCGTACAACTGACCATACGGTTGTAAAAGCACTCACGAACATTATCGTCAAACCCGATGTCAATAAAATTGATGAAGAATTCGATGAAATAGAAATGGGTAGAGGCGCATGTGTTGAATTTAGATTTTGTGGTAATTCATGGTATATTTTATCCTCAGACGGTTTAAAACAATCATAAAGAAAAAGGAATATGAAAAACATATTCCTTTTTAATTTAAGTTAGTATTGACTCCCACCCCTCTTCAGCAAGTTCATACATGTAATCAGGTTTGAGACCACGTCTTTCCCAATAATTCAATTCCTGTTCAGTAATATCTAACACATCCTTTTGTAAATCATCTTGGTCCCCTTCACCTAATGGGTGACCGTTGATAAGTTCACATTGTGATGTTGTAAAAATACCTCTCTCATGTGGTTCAGAAACAATCAATCCATTTCTAACTTCATCTTTGAAAACGACCAATAGAGGTTCAATTCTTTTATTAAAAGTAGTGATTGCTCTCGGTACGTTATAATCTCCGGTTAGGTCAGGGTCTTTGTCTAAAATATCTTTATCCAACATATAACAATTGACCATTACACCCTCTGTAATAGGTTTTGATTTTGGGTTATTGTGTAAGTTAATGGCGTTAGTATCTTTGATTTGTTTAGCCGTCATTTTCTGTACGTCTCCCTGAGAAGCCTTAGTACCGTTATTGACATACATGATAACATCACCCAAGTTTACGGTAAGATTATTCTGAATTGCTAACTCCATGTGAGCCATCCTTGACATTGAGTTTCCTGCCTTAGTCTTTGTCGTTAACCTTTTGATGTAATCATCAATAGTAAGTTTTACCTTAGCTCTTTGAGCAATTTTAGACAAAGGAATTTTTTTCTCATATATCTTAGTCAGATATTCATAATAATATTCTATGAACTCCTTACCTTGACCGTGTAACAACATCTTAATCCCTTTATCTAAGAATTCTTCGATATATAGTGGAAGTTTCTTCGATTTGATACTATTACCTGTCAATTTTATTTTTCCTTTAGCGTCCATAACCGCATAATTCTTTCGAGCTAAATTTATACACGACGGCCAAACACCATCAGTATCTAACGCCATTTCCCCTCTCATGAATATATCATTGTATTCTGCAACGTCCGCCTCGGGACCCTTGTAGACTTTTCCCTTCTTAACTTTCCAATTCAATCCACGACCAACATATTCTCTTTCATTTGCATCATCAGGACTTGAAAAGTTCACACCGTCCGTATCCATCACGAGTGGGACATATCCTTTCGTCATAAAAAATTTAATCATCTGACGAAGATATTGTCTACCCGTACAAGTAATTTGTTCACCCATATACATGTCACCCCAAGCAAATACCTGTGGTGCCGACAACGCACCAAACATTGAGTTGATGAATATTTTGATTGGTAATTGTTTATTAGAATACGATTCAGACTTTTTCTTGTCTGTCTCGTAAAACTCCTCTGCCAGTTGTTTGTATTTGATACGAGTGTCTCTGAAATACTTTAACATACCTTTCATCGCACCAGTCACATCACAGTCAGGAAAAACATCGTGTACGAGCTGAATTGAAGGGTATAGAGACGAGAAGTCCAACTTGAGAACATTCTTACTGTATCCAACCTTAAGTAGTCGGGAAAGACCTCCTACGAAGTCTGTCTTACCTTGTTTTGCAGGTATTGCTAAATTGTTTTTATATGACCAAGCCAACATCAACATTTTCCACAAGGTTGCGGTTCCCATCGTTGAGACTCTTTCGTAAGTTGTTGGAATCATGGCTGCAAGTAAAAAAGAACCTTGGTTAAATTCTTTATCTACTGCTAAAGTTTCTTCTAAGTCATCGTCAAGATATCTTTCGACAATATCATCACCAGTTGTTTTGATATAAACACCAGGAAATTTAATATCTAAATCCTTATAATCAGCCGCCTTTTTATATTTTCCGTTTTGAACATTCAACCAATATTCTTCTTTCTCATGGTACATTTTACCAATGTTTGTATGGTCAATATATACACGGTCAGGAGCTTCAGCATTAATAAATGTTGTTATGTATTTAAGACCTGCGGATTTAATACTTGAGTTAATTGCTTGTGCTCTACGAACCGCATGGATAATATCGATAACGTTGTATCCCCATATTGAAGTTTGAGTGTAGGTTTCTACCTCATTCGCCAACTTCAACATATTATCTTTCCTCGTATACGAATGTTCAGGATGCAATGACTTACAAACATTTTTAGCATTAATTCCGAGGATTCTACATCTCTCAAAAATCCAATGCCAGTCGAAGTTTGCTGAGTTATAACCACCAATAATACTTGGTTTTATTTCATTGATGATATTGAAGAATTCTATTATGGCACCTTTCTCTTGAGACTCGTCCAAGCATTCAATCACCTTATGATATCCTTTGTTAGTTTTAATTCCAATCATGAATATCCTACCGTCCTTGGGGTCCAAAGCGTCAGTTTCCAAGTCAAATACCAATCGGGTCACTTGTTCATAATCTTCAAACCCTTTGAAAAGTCTTTTCTCTTTGGAAATCAAATATTGTTCTACGGGTGGTAAAATTAATAACTTATCTTTTGTTTTTTCACCCCACGGGTCAACACCACCATCTCTGAAAAATTGAACTAACTCTCTATACCCTTTCAAAGACTTAACCATAAAAGTTAAACCATTTTTGAGTCTTTCATTATCTTGGGTTTCTAATTTTTCAATCATGATTCCATATTTTGTCATAGCCTCTTTTTGTGCCATTTTGGAATCATTATAGAACTTTAAACCTCTGAGGTCACCGACCCAAGCAAACGGGATAAAAGTATCTTTTCTAATTTCTTTACCCTTACCAGGTATTTCTTTTATTTTGTAAATGGAGTTAGAAACATAATCGAATTCTATCGCAACAATGAATTCCTCGGGGTCATTTCCATGTAGGAACGACTCAATAACTTCGTTAGATATCATAATTTATATTTTAAGTGACATATTAGCTTCCACTCTTAAGTGAAATTTGTCTTCACTGTAAATATAAAAAAATTATTCGGGGTAATCTACATAGAACGGAGGTAAAGAGGAAAATTTTTGACATACAGAAAATCCATTCAAAAAGGGATAATTATCATTGTGATTTTCTGCTTTGGTATGTAAGTTGAAAACATCATAGCCCTTCAACTTAAAATAGTTGGTTAAATTTCTTTCAACCCATTGGGGTGCATGTGCACCTTTATAGTCCAAACCATGAGTACCTCCATTTTGTTTGAAGAACGTAGAATATGGTTCATAGTATAGATTCGTGTCGTGTAAAATAAGGACTGTGTCGTCGTCTATTAATTTATTTTCAAGCATTTTGTTATAAAAATTCAACTGAACAATTACTTCATGACAATCAAAAACAAGGATATCAATTTTTCGATTATGTAAATCAATCGGTGTTATATCACCTACATCCTTTTGAATTGGAAAATGATTATATGATTTTTTTTTCATTTCCAAAATATCAATTGAGAATAATTTAGCCTCAGGATTATTTTTTTGAGCTTTTATAAAAAGTTGGGAAAATATACCTTCAGAACCTCCTCCTAACTCGACAATAGTTTTTGGATTCATTGACGAAACTAATCCATATAAAAAAAATAATTCTTGTTCCGTTGTAATATTGTAAGGATAACTTATATTAACTCCTAAAAAATTTTGTATCATGAAAAAAAACTAATATTACACCATCAAAAGTAAATTAACAACAAGGTTCGGTCGAGATAAAACTATCCTGAACATTGATATAAAGTTCTTCCCTGAGAGGTAACATCAAGTTTCCTTCGTCATTCTTCAACAGAAATTGCCCTTGATATCTTCCGACCTGATTTGTATCTCTTGCACTAAACTGATAATAAATGTAATATTCAGGTGTTGCGCCCGCAGGTAAATTTAAAGGTACTATACTACAAGGTGCAGATACAATTTTTGCAATACCCGTAGAGGTGTTAACCATTGAAAAATAAATTGTAGATACCTCTAAGCTTTCCATTATTTCGAGATATCCACTCCTACCGTCCTTAACAACTTGCATTTTAAGAACAGGTAGGGTCGCATTTTTTTTGATAAAAAATTCCATAACAATAAATATATTGTTAGGATTCTTTACGCAAACTTCTATCATAATGTTCGAACCTATTATGTTCAGTTGGTGTCAATAGAAGTAATCCTGGGTTAAGTTCTCCATTTTTAGTCAACTGATACATGTGACTCATCCAAGTTTGTTCGAAAGGATGTGCCCAAGTAACATCCAAAAACATTTTTTTGTTACCAAATTTACTTACAACTTGTGGCCAATTACAGTAATAAACGTCGCCATTTGTATATGGTAACCCTTTGTGAGATACAATATTTTTATATTCTGCTTTGGGTGCGTTAGGGTCTAAACCTAAATTTGGTAATTTTTTGTTTTTTGGCCAATATTTATCTCTCGTTGATTGTGGTACATTATACCATGACCATTGAATCCCATTATCACCAAAAAACTCAGTGTAATTTAGTTTTAAAAAATCAAATTTTTCTTTACAAGAAATCTCTAATGATTTGTTATATAGGTTTTCAACAAATCTATTGAATCCATTCCTACAAACCTCCCCTTTTTTTGGATAAAAAAACATATCATCTTCGAAAAAGAACATAAAGTCTTGTCCTGATTCCTCGAAATGTTCTGCAATGAATTGTCTACCTCCACATATCCCCAAGTTATTTTTTTTAATTTCCTCGAAATTATAGTTCTTACATAAATTTTGGTACTCTTCATCTGTGGTAGAATCGGTTGAGTTGTTCAGTAAAATTTTTCTTGGTTTCAAAATAAAATCCTTGTCATACTCCATCATGGATTTTATTAGAGTTTCAAATTGTTTTGGACTATTAAAAGTTATTACATAAAGTGATGTTTTATTTATGTCTAATTCATTCACTGAAGCAAAAGAACCTTCGGACTTCACAACCAATTTTTCGTTTTTTAAATCTTCAAAGAACTTACCTAATAATCCATTGTAGTCAATTTCAAAATAATTAATTATATCAGGATGTTTATGAACCATTATTGAAAATATGGACTCTTCGGTTCCCATGTAACCTTCAGATAATGTTGAGCTTAACAAATTATAATAAATTGAATTAATTTCAGAAATTGAGTCGGATGGACCACCAAAGAAGCCAGCCCTTGCAACCTTTTTTACCTCTTTACCAGCAACTTGATTGAGTTTTTGATATTCAAAACCATGTATTTCATTAACTGCATCGTATGGAAAACAAACAAAAGAAAACTTTGAAATGTATTTTTGAAGTTTATCAAAAACTTTATCGTGGGTAAAATAGCCCGGATGGACAGTATTTGTAATTCCAGCGTCTATCCAAAACAAAAAATCAGAATTAAATTTGTCTAATATTCTTGCGTCGTTCAGGAGGAACATTTTCGACATTACTAAAGGGTTATACATTTCAAGAGTGGCTTGAGTAGAATCTTTTAACCATCCAGCTAAATTGAACCACTCAGGATTTTGACGTATATTTTGTATTTTTTCAAAAAATTCATTTTTGAACCAACTTCTATCTTTTTTTATAAATAAAGTATTTGTTTTCGACCTATGTTCAAAAACAAACTCCTCGAGTTCCTCTTCACCAAAAATTATTAAATTCTCTTCTACCTTAAGAAGTTGTTCAAATTTAGATAGGTAATGAGTGAAAGACCTGGCCCATCCTTCTTTCAGCTCATCTCTTTTAATGTCCCAAAGACCTGTAACCAAAGTTAAACCTCCTGTTTTGGGATTCATAAATTTATCATTAATCAATGAGTTATTAATTGGAACTCTTTTTCTATAAACACCGACTTGTTTTGATAGTTCATGTACCTCAAATGTTTCCCCTCTTTCATAAAAAAAATCTTTGATTGCAGCCTCAACCCCAGGTAAATCATTTCTTTTATAATCATGGAAACAAATATATCCACCATCAACAACCTTATCAAAAATCTTTTGTAAAGAATCATATATTGAGTCATAAAAATCTCCATCTAAAAAAGCAAAACTAATTTTATCAGGTAAACTATTTTCAGGAATATCTTTGAACCAATTCTTATGAATTATAGGTGGAGGAATGTTATTTCTTTCAAAGTTATTAATCAGAATTTCTTCAGAACTCTTTAGACTTCTAGGTTTCCAACCAGTGTTTTCTTCCCATTTTGACAAATCTGGTAAACCCTCAAATGAGTCATAAACATATAACTTTTTTTGCGAATTTGTTTGTTGTATTGTTTTCATCAAATATTTGGATGATTCTCCTACATAACAACCAAGTTCAACAATATCCCCATCCAAGTTGGACTCTATTACATCTAACAATACTTTTACTAAAGTATAAACTTGTTCTTCATTTATTATTGAAGAGTCGACTTTTACATTTTTAAAATTCAATATCTTGTTAATCATATTTTTGTATTAATTCAAATGTTCATACTCAGGCCAAGTAAATAAACAATAGTGTTCGTATCTCGCATCATTTGCATCGTAAACCTCACCAACAAACTCATAATTTACTCTTTTGGATGGAAAATTTCTTTTATTAATAGAATCGTGTACTAAAATTACTTCAGAAACGATAGGACTTACAACCGAATTCAAAAAGGATTGGTCTGTTTGCCAAGCACCTGATTTAGGCCAACTCTCAATTAGTTCTTTTATATTTTCTAAAATTCCTTTTTTTGCGCCCCACATACCTCCCATTATACCATTATGCCATGGATGGTCGAGCATGGCGTGAAAAAGTTTATCGGATTTTTCGAATTCTTCGATACAAAGTTTTTCTCTAATTGATAATCTCGAGTCACAATCTCTGGATATCATAATATCAACATCGTTTTCGGATATAGGGTAGAATCTCCAAAACATAGAATTCCAACCACCATCTTCGTCCATCAGTATAATTTCAACATTTTTTTTGGATTTCAATTCATCTACAACATCTTGTGGTGTTGACAAACCCACATAATATCTGCAAATCCAATCAGGAAATAGTTCCTCAGCAATATTTGCATTTTTTATTGCACCAACAGTATATTTTCTATCTTCACCCCATAAAGAGAATGATATTATTTTTTTACTCATAATCCAAAATTTATTTCTTTCCTTTTAACATACGCCCAATAATCGTCTGTATTATATTGATGATTACGAACCGCAGTACTGTCACCAGTCAAAAAATTGTGAATGAATGGTGTTGAATGACATAGAATTGTTCTACCTAACATTATAGAAACCTCCGTATATTCATTATCAGCACTTATTGATTTGTAATCAGGATGGTAAATATATCCGAATCTATCATAATATTTCTTTCCCATGATACACCAAACATCTAACAAATGTGCCCACATTGCCGTTGCAAAGTGTATAGTACTATCTAATTTATGCTCTGAATTGTTAAATAAATCACAAATTAACTCATCGTAATTAGGTAATATCGGAATCATGTCGTCTGCAATTAAAATCAAAATATCGAAATCATCATCATCCATATTTGCATTAATTGCTTGAATCTTATTCGTGGAGTTACCATAATTAATTTTGCAATTAATTTTTAAACTTTCCAAATATTCTCTTATCTGAGGATTATTCATAGTTTCATCGTCAGTATCAAAAGTAAAAATAAACTTATAATCATTTTTGTTAGACAACATTTTCAAATGTTCTGTTAAAGTTTCTTTGAATTTTTCGGGTCTTCCCCTCGAAGGAAATTTAAATAGTATTTTCATTTTTAATCATTTATTGGTAATGGATTATTTTTAACATACTCATCTGCAGTATCTTCAGACATTTGTCTTAAACTTGTCTGATATCTTCTAGAACCATCCGTATGTCCAACGTAAGGACCAGTACCAATTGCCCCATACAAGTATGTTCCCCATTCATCTCTAATATCTTCCCACTTGTTTTTCGAAATTAAATCACGGTATTCTCTAATCATTGAGTCTTCAACATTATACTGTCCCTGATGAACTATTCCTATAGATGGATTTTTAATATATTTATCAAACCACTCTTGGTATTTAGATGTCCTCATCATTGCCGGATTGTTTGACCATCTTACTGTTGTTGTTAGTTCAAAATCAGGAATTCTATTCTCTTTACCATAAGGAGTTTCTTTCCCATCAACATCACCAGCAATTTCGAAACCTTTTAATTGATTATCATCTTTATTAAACCAAACCGCATGAACAAAATTATTTTTTTCAAAAACATCTAACAATCCTTTAAAATTAATAGGATGTTCTTTCAAAAATAACCAATCGTGTTCTAAAAAAATAAAATATTTAGTTGTCAATTTTGATAACATAATTTGTACACTATCTATTAATCCACATTTCGAATAAACTATCTCATAATTAATTGGTTTATTTCTGTTTTTAAAATAATCTTGTAAAGTCAATATTTTTTGATAGTCTGTGGTATCTCGATTTGTATCATATATTATTAAAAACTTACATCTCTGTATTTCTTCTGGAATACTATGAAGTAGATATCTCAAATAAAACAAAAAATTATCTACAAAATGTCCTGCTACCACAATTGTGGTTTCTCTTTCAAATCTAAAATCATCCATAAAATCTTCCTTCTTTATATCTTTATATAGGTATTGCTCATAGTTACCCTCAATCCAAGCATCATAGTTTACTTTACCTGAAGGCATCATTGTTGATTCAAAACCTATTGCATGTGAGACCAATTTTGGAGTTGTGGTCAATACCTTGAAACCCAAAGTACTCAAATGACATAACCAATCATCTATTGCCAAATAATCTTTAAAGTAATTAGAATTATCAAAAATATATTTATATGCTCTTTTTTTAATAATATATGCCCACGAACCTGTGCTTTTTGAATTTATAGAAAGTTGGTTCGATATAGGTATTAAATAAGCCTTTGGATTACACCCCAGAAGTACCACGTCCCAATCCATTGTTTCTAATTGAGAAATAACATCTGATAGGGTTTTTTCGAAATCATACGTATAATCTTTGATTTTCAAATTATCATAGATTTGGAAGTCATCTTCTAAAATTAATAATGAATCTTCAGTAGATATTTCAAAAATTTTTAAATGAGATTTGGTACAAGACAAGAATCTTGCCGGGTCAGTAATTGCCGAAAATCTTTCTAAGTTTAAAATTTTGTACTTTTCTATTTGATGCTCAACACTAGTTCTTCTATCTACAGAGCTATCTAAATTTATATAATACCCTTTATCGGCGATTTTTATATCTAATATTGAAACCATATTTAATATCTGTCACTATAATTATGAATAGGTGTTAATGGTAAACTCTTCCATTTTAATTTAAATTCTGACATCGGTATACACAAAGACCAATTACCACAAACTATTCCTTCGTATCCAAAACCAAATTCTTTTTTGTATCCAAAATCAGTCAACATATCCCAATTTTTTGCAAATCGAATTATGTCTTCTGATGATTTACCCATATAAATAATAACAGGTCCATCCATACTATTCAACTCATCTTCCTTAAATTCTAAGTTGAAGTGTGTCAAATATTTATTATGTAGATAGAATACCTCATTTTGAGAATCCTTTTCATACTTGAATAAAGCTTGATTTGTTACAACAATGTTTTCCTCAAATAAGTTTGAGATTAAAGAATCAAAATTCTTTGCGTCCCATTCATTATTAAAAACTACATCTGAATCCAAATTTACTACAACATTATATCCAAGTTCTCCTGCT